TCCGGCCGCAGCACGAAAACGCGCTCGCCATTGACAACGCCCAGCGCGTAGCCGAACGCCGTATCAACCGGAAACGCCGCGAGATCGCCGACCTGCGCCCGGCTTGGATGGATCTCCGGCAGCATCGCGGCAACCATGTCGGCGAGATTTTCGAAGCCTTCGTTCTGCATCACGCGCAGCGCGCCGTGCATCGTGCGGTAGCTGCCCCTCCACGGCGCCACCATGTCCTCGCCGGTCATCGCTAGCACGAGCCGGCCGGCAAGGCCGGGGCCGCAGTCATGCTGCTCGCTCCAGTCGAACGGGACGTACTTGATCTCGTCGATCGCGGCCTCGAAGCGGGCGCGCCAATCGGGCCTTCGCTTGAGCTTCGGAATCGTCATTTCTGCGACTCCATGCCCCACGGCACCTGCCAAGACTTGACGGAGTTCGCGTAGCGGCCCCATTGGTCGTTCAACCGGCGTTTCTGGCCCTCATGGCTGCGTTTCCGCGGGTTGGTCCTGGTCAGCATGGTGATCGCGTCGGAGCGCACCTGGAAATTGATGAGGCTTTCCTCGCCGGCCGCGCCCGTCTCGATCGGCGCGCCGTCGATCTCGCCCAGGAACTCGATGACCGGCTCGGCGACCAGCAACCGCGTTCCGGGGTCGAGCAGGCCGACATTGATCTCGACTTTCGCCAGCCTGGCGTCGTAGCCGCGCACCAGCGCCTGGCATTCGACCGGGATGGCGCTGAGCGAGACTTCGATCGTCTGGATGGTCAGGTCGGCAGTGCGCGGGATGTTGCCGATCTTCAGGCCCACACCGCCGATGTAGGTGCGGGTCTCGGCAGCGCCCGTCACGCCGCTGATCACGTCGGTCGTGACGCGCTCGTCGCCGGTCCAGAAATCCATGTCGACGATCTCGCCTGTGTCACGATCCTTGACCGAGGCGCGCAGGAAGCGACGCGGGACGATGCCGCGGGTCGTGGCTTGGGTGAGTGCCGCGACGAAGGCGGGGCTGACGCTTCTCATCGACGGCGCTCCATGAAGGTGAAGGCGGCCGCGTCGGTCATGCTGCCGCGCGCCGTGCCCGGATTGTGGCTGCCAGGCATGATGAAGCCCTTGCAGGCCGGCTTGACCAGGTTGACCGGATCGTCTGCGGCGACGCCGGCCGGGATGAACGGGAAGATCGCGAACTCGGGAGTGATACCATCACCATCGGCCACGACCGTCTCCGAACACTCGAAGAAGAAGTTGCGCGCCGGCGCGCTCGAATAGGTGACCTGTCCCTTGTCGCCGATCGTAAGCACGTAGCCGGCCGGCAGGCCCTTCAGGCGCAGAGACTGGTTGTCTGCGCCCTTCGAATGCACTTCGACCGCCGAGGCGCCCAGGATGACACCCTTCGGGTCGGCCTGCGGATAGAGCGAGAGCGGATCGAACAGGAAGAAGGATTCCTGGGCGCCATGCAGGCGGCGGATCCGGGCGGCGATCTGCTTCATCGCGTCGTGGCGATCGGCGTCGAGCCTGACCGCGGCCGTCCATAGCGGATCCGCCAACTCCGCCTGCCACACGCGGCCGTCGCCGAGGCCCGACAGCTCGTCGCTGCGCTGGATGTCCCAGGTGACCGACCGGATCGGCAGGACGTCCGCCAGGAAGGCGACGGCGTATGGATAGGCGATGGCCATCAGCCTTGCGCTCCGCGCCTGCGGGGATACCGCTTCGCCTGGTTCATGCGATCGGGCAGCGAAGCTTCGGATTGTTTGATCTTGACGTCTGCCGCCTCTGTCCCTCCCGAGCGCCCGGCTTCCCGCGCGATAGCCCCAAGGGTGCCGTCATCGCGGACAAAGACCTCGACCTCGATCTGGGTCCGCTGTTGCCGGCCGCCCATCGCTGCCGTGCCCTGCATGACGTTCATGGCGCGGCCCGTCATGTCACGGGTGAGGACCGTCTCGCCTTCCTCGAGCAGGGCCTTGAAGTGGCGCGGGCCGAAGCCGCTGTCGGCGACGACGCCGTTGCGCAGCTGCCGCGTCTTCGGGCCGAACGGGATGACGTTTCCGCCGAGGACGGTGCCGCCGCTGTCGAAAAGTCCGATGCCGCTTTCCAGGCCGAGCCCGGACGGCGCGGACGGGAAGGCACCGAAGCCGCCGCCGAAGATGCCCTGCAGCACGCCTCCAAAGCCGCCGATACCGCCGGGCATGTTGCTCAGCTGCTGGATCAGATCGATGACGATGCTGAGCAGCTCCTGGCCTTCGAGCTTTCCGTCCTTGAAGGCTTCGGCCAGGCTGTTGCCAAAGTCTCTTGCAAGATCCCGGCCGAACTCCAGCTGCTCGTTGTAACGAATCTGCTCGGCGATCGCCTGGCCGCGCTCCGACGCGGGATCGATGTCGGCGCCGCGCAGCGTCGAAAAGACCCGCTGCTCTGTCGGCGAGCGGAAGAGCTGCTCACGCTCGAACATCAAATCCTGTTCGAGGCGTGTCGCAGCCAGCTCGCTCTTCAGGCGGCCGTACTCCTCGGCCTTCGCCTTGATGGCAGCGATCTGCTTTTCGTCGAGGCTGCGGCCCTTGTCCGTCGCTTGGGCGAGAAGCTCCTGTTCGTAGCGCAGTGCTTCAGCCGCCGCGCCCACCTGGCCTTGGAGCTGGATCTCCGTGCGCATCTGCGCGATGCGGTCGTCGGCCGACTTCAGGACATCGCGGTAGGCGTTGGCGTCGCGATCAACCTTCGGCTTCTTCAGCCCCATCGGATCGATCTTGTCGAACAGCTCCGGATTGATGCGGCGCTGGAACTCCGATTCGAAGTCGAATTGCTCCTGGGCGCGATCGAAGCTGCCCCTGACCGCATCGCCTTTCGGAGCGACACCGCGGCCTAGCGCATCCATGCCGGCCAGCATGTTGGTCAGGGTGGACCCCGCGACATAAAGGTCCCGGAGCCGAATGGTGGTCCGCTCCGCGACGTCGGCAATCTCCTGGATACGCTGTTGGGCTCGCGACGTGTCGGGATCGATGGTGGACAGATCACGAAGACCGTCTGCCGTTTCCGCCAGCACGCGCTCTGTCAGCGCCGCGTCGTCGGTCATTTCGAAAAGCTTGGTTGCCCATTCCTGCAAGTTGCGCGGGTCGGTGTCGGCGATCGCCTGAACGCGCTGCTGGAACCTATCGAAATCGGGGTTTCCGGCGGCGATGTCCTGGCGCAGCTCCTTGATTGCGGCCTGGAACGGCGCAAACCGGGCGGCCAGCTCGTTGCCGTCATCCAGGAACGCCGGAAGGACCGCAGAGCTGATGCCGCTGCTACCGAACAGCGCTCGATCGAGGCTGCCCTCCAGCTCGGCCCGCTGCGCGTCGCGGGTGACCTCCAGGAGCCGGCGGGCTCGATCCTCGGCAGCCGCCAGCGACAAGGCCGAGCGTTGGCCGAAACGTTCCGCCGCATCGGCCGACCGGCCATAGGACGCATTCACCTCGTCAATGGCTTCGAGGTATTTGTCGATGTGCTCCTGTGCCGAGCTGCCTCCGCCCTCAGCGGCCATCCACCATTGCACCGCAGCCGAGGCCGCGCCGATCAAGCCGATCGTGACCAGCGAAACGGGGCTGATGATCGAGGTGAACGCACCGAGCAGCGCCGACCCAGCGCTCTGCCCGTTGGAGCGCATCTGCTCCAGAACGGCTGACAGCTGGGTACCCTGCTGGAGAGCGATCTGCAGCGGCGACATGCCCATGGCGGTCGTCACGCCGATGTCCTGGAACTGGGCGGCGATGTTGGCGGTGTTGAAGCTGCCGGCGCCCATGCCGCCGCGCACCGGCGTGTCGGCGATCGCGGCGTTGCGGCCCTTGATGGCGGCGATTGACGACAGCGTCGCCTGCCGCTCTCGCGACAGGGCTTCCGTCATCTCGTTGGCGCTGATCGCGCCGACGCGGTGCGCCTGGCGGATTTCTTCCCGCGACTGCAGGTAGCCACGCGTCACGGCGAAGAGCGGATTGTAGCGGGCGCGCAGCCGGTCGAGCGCATCGCCATAGGCCTGCACGTCCGCGGCCCGGCGACGGTACTCGTTGTCGTTCAGCGGCGTGCGGCCGCCGGCGAACTGCATCACCGCACCGCGGAGATCCCGTTCGGCGGCGCTCTGGCCCTTGATCGCCTCGGTCGCGCGGCGCGCCGCGACCGCAGCCTCGTCATTGGCGGCGACCTGGGCGCGCGAAGTCTCCCGCGCCTGGGCTCCAAGCGACTCGATCTCGCGGCGCGCCTCGGCCGTCGCCGGCGCGACGCCGCTGGCGTCGGCCGTGATCGCAAGGGAGAGCCGCATCGGCGTCGTCATGCCTTCACCTCTGCGAACGTGTTCAGAGCCTCGATCTCCATCACGCGGAGATCCTCGAAGATGCGACGGCGCCGAGCGCGGCTACGGAAGCGGCTGCGGAGGAGAACGTCGACGCCGGCATAGTCGAGCCCGAGCCAGGACGAGGCACCGAAGCCGACCGCAAGCCGCCATTGGGTCTGGCAGGCGATGAAGGCCATGACGCTCTTCCAGTTGCTATCCCAGACCGCGAAAGCACCACCGTCGTCCTCTTCCTGCGCTTCGACCGCGACTCCGAGTTCGGCAAAGTCGGCTGCAACGTCCCTGTCGATCGTGGCTGGCCGCGTCGGATCATCCTTGCCGGTGAGCTTGAGCGCCCAGACCCGCGCAGCCTCTCTCAGTTTTTTAGCCGGGCCTCTTCACCGGCGATCGATGCCGCATAGGCCTTGTAGACGGCGAGCCGGAACCAGCTGCGCTGCATCGCCTGGCGGAACCGGTCGAGGCTGAAAGGGATGGGCTGGTTGTCGTCGTCGACAACGTCCGCCCAGTCCTTCGTCACCTGCTCGATGTGTTCGTGCTGGCGGGATTCGCGCTCCTCCTTGGGCAGCGCCGCCAGCTCGGCATCGAGCGCCTTGGCCACGTCCTGGTCGATCGCCTCGAACAGCAGCTTGAGCGTCATCGTTTCCACCCGGCCGGCCTTCTTGGGATCGGCGTCGGCGACCGGCTGCTTGACCTGCACCGGCCACCAATAGCGATGCGTCGCGGACATCTTGAACGTCATTTCAAAGGCCCTTCAAAAGCGGTTTCAGGCTGGCGTGAGCCGGCCTATTTCACCGTAATCTTCAGCTCGTCGTCGCCGGCGTCGGGCAGCATCATCAGCGGCAGGGTGTTGTTCATGATCCCCTGGCTCTGACCTTCGGACCAACGGCCGATCTGGACCTTCGGCGCTGCGATCAGGACGATGTTGCCGGCAACAGTGCCGTGCTGCAGCGCCATGGTTCCGGCCGTATGCGCCCTGGCGATCGCATCCCAGTTCTTGGTGGCGAGCAGCACCGCCTCCATGACGACCGAGCCCGAGGAGCGGCGATCGGCGATGATGCAGGCCTCCGAGTTGATCAGCATGCGCGGCTCGACCTGGTTGCCGAGGTCGATCGAGACGCGCTCGGTCGGCCCGGTGGTCAGCCCATGCAGGCCAAAGGTCGTGTTCGCCTTCGACACCGGCAGCGGCGTTACGAAGGCGTCATAGTCGGCGATGGGCAGCGCGGTGTCGGCCGCGGCAGCGCCATGCAGGCCGATGAAGTTGAAGCGCCAGCGCGGAATGCCGGCCGGCGTGAACTCGATCGACACGTTTCCGCGGCAACCGACGAGCGCATGTTTGACGCCGTCGCGGTTGTACCAGAGCGTCACGCTCTCGAACGTGCCGGAGACCGGGTCATACTGGACGTCGGTGTCTTCGGTCACGGTCTCGGCGAAGCCGCAAGCGCGCAACAGCGGACCATAGGCAGGAGCAGTGCCAGCGGCGCCGGCGCCGGCGCACTCGATCGAGAACTCCAGCCGGCCGTAGAGGCCGGTCAGGATGACGCCCTGGTGGCCGAGCCAAGGCGTCAGCAGGTCGCGGCTGACCTCCTGGCCTTCGAGCGGCGTGAAGGTGGCGTCGAGCGCCAGCATGGCGTCGGCGCTGCCGGTCGGCGTCGGGTCGGTGCCGTAGACGGTTTCGATCTTCGCCAGCAGTGCGAGTTTGCGCCAGAAACGCATCGGCTATTTCCCCTTCTTTGCCGGCGCGGCCGGCTTTTCGGTTGCCGCCGCCGGAGGTGCCGGCTGCTCGTCGCGCCGGGTGAGCTTCCCGGTCGCCTTGTCCTTCACGAAACTTCCCGCCTTGCGGCCCTGGTACAGCTTGTCAGCCATCAGCTTTGCTCCTGGAGGTAGTGGACGGCCGCGAACAGTTCGCGGTGCCAGACGGTGCCGCCCTTGGCCTTAAGCAGCTCGCCGGAGATGTGCTCGACGGGGGTGCCGTCCCCGCTGGACGACGGCACGAAGCCGACCAGGACGGCGCGCACCTTCGCCTTCAGCGTCTCGATGTCGTGGGAGGCAGCCGCGCCGGTATGGTCGGAAACGTTGTCGGTGACGATGACGACGGCGACGTCGGCGATGCAGCGCTGCAGCACCGGCCCGGTCATGCGGACGTTCGCCTCGCTCTCCTCGCTTTCGACCAGGACGTAGGCGGCCGGCACGGCGACAGGCACGGTGTCGATCGACGCGAACTCGGCCGCGCCCTCGACGATGGAGAAGACCGGCGGCGTGATCGCCTTCAGCTGCGCGATGATGTCGGCGACGATGCTCATGCGTGACCCCGAATGAGTTGGGAGACTGCATCTACCGGCGACCGTCCGGTCACAGATGCAGCCTCCATCGATCCCCCGAGGTCGACCGTATTGTTGCAACGGGCGGGTTCACGATCTCTAGTCATGGCAGGTCGGCCTCCCGCCTGAAGCCCTCGGCCGCGATCGCCTCGATCTCGCGAAAATCGCTCTCGTCGAGATAGAGGAACGGCCGCGCCGGAATCGTGATGGTGTGCGCGCCGACCTGGACGGTCATCGACCGCTTGCGCTTCGCCGAGGCGCGCACGAAGCGCTTCCGGCCCTTGCCGGTCGAGAGGTGGATGTCCTGACTGCGGGCGGCCTTCTGGATCTCGCCGCCGAATTGATGGATGGCCGCGTAGAGGACGTTGGTGCCGACCGTCGCCTCTTTCTCGGTGCTCTCGCCGGTGATCGACGAATAGAGCCGGTTCGAGACGCGCAGCATATTGGCCGTGCCGCGCCGGCGGCGACCGATCCGCTTGTTCGCCGTCCTGGGCGACAGCGGCGCCCACTTGCTCGACGGTCCGGTCTCCGTCTCGAAATGGCGCTGGGTCGACATGACCATGTGGGCGGCGATCGCCGCCATGATGTCGCCCGGCTGCTGCGCGACGCGGTCGATGCGGTCGAGCGTCGCCATGACCTGGTCGTCGGTGACGCTGATGCGGATACCGTCGACCATCACATGCCCCGCAGGCTGTCGCGTGTGAAAACGCGGTCGTTGGGCTTGGCGCGGATCGAGCCGCCGCCGGCCTCGGCCGGCATGACGCCCTCGGCCGGGATGGTGACCAGGCCCTTCGCCACCTTCTCAAGCCAGGCGAGAGCCTGCTTGAAGGCGTCTTCGAGGATCGTGTCCTTCGCGGCCTTGCCGTGCAGGTAGTAGCGCGCGATGTCGGCGCAGGCCTTGACCAGCGCCGGCGGCACAGTGGACAGCGGCAGGACGTAGAGCTTGCCCAGATAGGAATCGGCCAGCTCGGTCGCGTCCGACAGCGCCCGGCCGACGATAGTGTCATCGATCGTCGTCGGCGGGACGTTTGCGCGGTCGGTGAGCTGCTTCAGCTCCTTCTCGCCGAAACGGTCGATCAGATCCTGCTGGGTCGCGTAGGTCACGCTGTCCTCAGATCAGCTCGACTGTGAGGTTCGGCTCGGCGAACAGCGCCTCCAGCTGCTCGGGTCCGCTGAACTTCTCGATCGGATGCTCGGCCGGCTGCCTGGAGTGCGGCATGCCGGCGCGGCGGAAACCGTCATGCTTCGAGACGATGCGCAGTGCAGAGGGCTGATCTTCCCGGCCAGTCGCATGCCAGGCGAAGACCGCGGCCGAGAACTTCGGATACTTCGAGCGGAATTCCGACTCCGCGGCATCCACGCGCTTCTCCAGCTCGGCGAATCCGTCCGGATCTCGCGCAGCAAGCTGTTCGAGATCGGCCAGTGACATATTCCCGAGCCCCGCCGCGGGACCGGCCGGACTATGGCCGGCCCCGCCATCGCTCTTTCGCTCAGGATCATCGGTGGAATTGGTCCCCGCCGGTGACGAGGCCGGCGGGGCATCCTTGGCCGACTCCCCCGTGCCGGCCTTGGATGGATCCACGGAAAGGTCAGCGGACGTTTCCGTGGCGGCGTTTCCGGCAGAAGCCGTCACGCCCTCAGAACTCTTTGCAGCTGCGGGCTCGCTCTTCTTCGCGGCCGGCTTCTTGGCGGTGGTCTTCGAGGCATTTTTCGTCATCGTGCTCTCCGGGTCTCGCGGAAGGGGTCGCTACGCAGGACTTGGGCGGCCCCTTTCGGGAGACCCGCCGGTCCGCGATGGACCGGCGGGCGCAATGCTTGGTCGGGCGGGAGCGTCATCCGGGCGGCCGCGGATTGGGCGGCAGCCGGTCGGCGCCGAGATAGTCGAAGATGGCTCGCAGGCTCGCTGCTCGCCGACGCCAGCCGGTCACGGCCATCGCGATGACGGCGATGATGATGGCGAGCATCACGGCGGCGATCACCACGCGCAGGACATGCATTGTGACGAGCGCATCGGCCTGGTCGGCTGCAGCCTGACTGGAAAAGACGAGCTGCTCCGCGATCGCCGGCACCGGAAAGCTGGAAAGCACGTAGACGGACGCCATTGCGGCCACCGCTATAATAAGGAGAGTTCCGAAACGCTTCATCGTTGGTTCCTCGTTGAGGGTCTTGCGGAAGCAGTCAGGGTTGGCCGGCTGCTTCTGAAAGACCCTCCGGCCAGACGAGAGCCGGAGGGTTCGCTTGGTTGGAGCCTCGCGAAAAATCAGGCCAGCCAGGGAACGACGACCAGCTCGGCCGTGCCCTTCCACTCGTTGGTCTCGCCGCCGGCGGCATTCTCCGAGTTCAGCAGCTTGCGGCCGGCGCTTTCGAGCGACGGCGGCACGAGCAGCTTCTTGCCGGAGATGTTGAGCGGCGTGCCGTCGCGGCGGCGGATGGTG